ATTATCAGACATCCAATAAGCAGCACCATCAACTTCGACGGCTGCATTCTTACCAATCAATCCACAGTTAGTACCAACTTGTTCAAAGGCAAACGTAAAAGGAGTTCCAACAAAACGCATAGTAAATAAAGATGTATCACTCCAAACATAAAGTGCATTTCTACCAAGCTTCGCTCCCATGATCCGTGATCCGGCGGCCAGTCTTTGTGTACCAGCACTATTGGTTGCTGTAGGGGTATAAGTATTTATATCTTCTTGAGACGAGAATCTTATAAACATGTCATCTTGTGTTGTCTTATCACCAATCGTTGTTTCTGTTCCAAAGAATACTAAGTGACGATCGGGAGTTGAAACTAACATATCCCTAGATGCTGTTGGAGCACCAGATATAATTGTAGCTCTTGTTTGTGTAGCATTACCCAAGTTTGAATTCCATTCAAAACATTCATTATTAAAAATTAATGCAATAAGTGTAGAACCTAAATTATCTAATGACCATAGTCCTGGCTCTGCTACTTTATCCGTGGTCGCTGCTGCTTGGCCCCATGCAACATAATTACTATAGTCAGTAACGGTTGCACCATCACTGTGAGTAGCGTTTGTTGTTCCTCTGACATTTCTAGTAATTCCAGTAAATGTCGTTGAGGTTAATCCTGTGTAAGATATTTCTTCATTATCTACTTTAATATAATTTACTCCTGTGCTCGGAAATCCAGTAGTGCTCGCTACCGTAATCGTAGTTCCAGAACCTCCGGTCCCATAAGTATTAGCACTTAGTGATCCATTTAGAGTTGTAGTTTGTGGACTTGTTACAGATCCTCCAAATTGAGAAATACCCCAACCATAAACTCCAACTTGTTCAGCTGCCCCTACGTGATAGTATTGAAAATAAGTAATACCTCCAGAAGTAGATGCTCCCGCTCCACCTTCATTACCATCCATTGTAATATCAATTTCAGTTGGAGATGGAACGTCTGTAACCATAAATTTTTTGTCTGCAAAATCTGAAGCTCCAAAATTAGAACCAGTGATAGCACTGAACGTAGATGCAGCACCAAACAATATAATATCTCCTGCTTCAAAAGTGTGAGGACTACCAAGGTTAATTGTTACGGTCGGTTGTCCGTTAGTAGTGCTGAATGCATTTGTGATAGCCGTTCCTGATGGATTAACTAAAGGATGAATATCATAATAAACCCCTCCAGAATATACATATAAAATTCTATTTGTACCTATAATAGAATATTTAATACCCTCTTTGTTGACCATGTGATGCAAACCCCTGGCAGCACCAGTTAGTTTGCTTTCCCCTAGTTGAGACCAACCACCTATTTTTTCAGGTGTGCCATATCTAAAACGAACATTTTCGCCGCCAGTCCATTGAGACTCAGCGCCTGTTGATGTAACTTGTTTATTGAATCCTGGTAAAAAGCCTAATTTTTGTAACATATAAAAACCTGTTTATTAGGTGTTATATCAGATTGTCAGTGATTTCAATAGATTTTGGTAGTATTATATTCCAGTCTAAATGTGAGAGCAAATCATTTTTATATACTTTCATCTTCTTTTCTCTGCGAATATATTCATGTAATTCTTCTAGATCTAAGATAAGCCAATCTTTCTCACCTTCAATAACCATCTTTTGAGCTTTTGAATCAAGACGTCCATCCTGTGCGGGTAAGTCATCCACTATCTCCAACATATCTCTAACGTCAAATCTATAGAAAGCATTCTGTCCTTTTATTATACCAGCTATGTTCCAAGATGTTTTTTCTTTTGGGTATTCTATGGCTGTGAGATGTTTAGAAAATCTTTTAAGTATCGTCATTTAACATAATTAAAGTTAATGACCATCCTTCTGTCTTGATCAGTACAAGTAGTGCCGGTGTGTTCTAATGAAGAATCAAACTCTATATATTGATTTTTTACGCTTTTGATTTTTTTACCATTTTTAAATATAGTAGAGCCATTATTTGTATTTAAATAGAGTATACCTGTAGTTACTTTAGTATGGGGACTTTCAAAATCTACATGCATTCCATGTTCTACTATTTTAGCTGTTTTTGGTATTAGATTAGCTTTTATTCTTATTAGTGAAAGAGGTTTAATTTTTAAAAATACAGGTGTAAGTAAATCAAAAAAATCAGATTGTACTGTATGCTTTCCATAAAACAAATGAGTAAATTGAAAATTTTGAGTAGCTTTTGGATTTAAATCTTCTTTATTGACTACGTGATTGTAATACCATGAAAATTGATCTGACTGTATCACAGAAAGTATGCTGTTAAGAGCTTGTTCTTCCAAGAAATTTTTATATATTTTCATTTTTCTTTCCTTTGGTAAAAAATAAACTTATAGTAAATCGATAAGTTGGTCCAAGTATGCTTTGAGAGGTTATAGTATGAGGTATAGAACCATCAAATATAATTAGTCTGTTTGGCACATAAGGTGAGGCTAATAATATATCTCTTTTATTATTTTTATATAACAAAGTTTCACCTCCATCCTCTGGTTTCCAAGTTAAGTTAGCATAATACAAAGCTACAACTTGATTTGGATGTGTATGTATAAAATTAACATCTAAAGGTTTGGTTAAATTAACCACACATTTATCACACTTTAAATTTTTATTTTTTAGTTTCTTATGTATGGGTTCTAATATTTTTAATTTTTTAATATCTTCCCCACTATATCTACTATGTAGATTAGGATAAATTCTTTGTTCTGGTGCTAAACTATCTTCCCAACCTATTTGATAATAAGAGTTTAAAACAAACTCATAGGCTTCTTGTGCTATCTCAGGTCCTAACAAATTATCATATACTTGCATTAAATCCTTTCAGTAATATCTCCCATGACGTTTTATTAAATGGCCATGTCTTATAAATATTATCTTCATCTGTATTTTTTTTCAAGTATGTTTTGGTATTTTCCCATATTGAATTTTTGGTAAGATGTTTGGTTGTTATTTGTTTGGCATGACTCCAAAATTTTGTATTGTGAATAGAACCTTGATTATAAATCCAAGCTATAAAATTTTCATATTGTTTTGCTCTTTCATCAAGAAGTATATTTAAAGTCTCGTGATCCACTTTATTATTAATATAGTCAAAGAACCATCTGTTAATATCATCATAAAAGACACCAGATAATGCTTCCAATGGTTCATAGAAGATTGCCCTATTGCCGTTTTTTATGATTCTATTATTTAAAAAAGTTTTTGATCTGTAGGGTTTAAAATTAAAATCTCTTAGATCTTCTTTCTTTTTATTGGACTTAAAGATTTCGTTTATTTCATTTAAAGCTTCTTGTTCGGAAGTTATTTTATCATTAAATAAATAACCCCATCCTTGTCTATTGGTTAGAGGTATACCAAACATCCAACCATTTTTGTGTGCATAATGATAAGTGTAATTCCAATTACCGGGCTCTGGAACAAGATTAACAAAAGCTCTATTAAGGGGGAGTGAGGTACACTCATGATAATTGGAGTAATCATCTGGATATCCTCTACAATCAATTACATAGTCATATGTTTTTTTACCTTTATCAAATAAAATTGTAACTTCTTTATTGTTTTGTTTTAGTTCTTTAATGTTTTTGTTTAAGGTCTTAAACCTTTTTCCATAAATTTTTCTAGCTCTCTTAAACATTACTTCTGATAATTTTAAATTATCAAAATGCATAGCGTAATGAGTTGGAAGAATAGGGCTTATAAAATCATTCTTTCTCCAGTTTATATATTTAACTCCAAGTTTGATAGTAGAACTTAATTCTTTAGAATCAATAAACACATTATAGTTAGCTGCATTCCATAACAAATGAGGGAGACTAAAATTACTACTTTCCCCTATACCTAAAATTTTTTTAGCAGGATTATATATACAAGTAACCTCCGAATTATCTAAATATTTTAAAAAGTGTAGGAAGGACATAACCCCTACGGTCCCTGTTCCTATTACTGCTATTTTCATAGTTCTACATCTTTATACTCTGAAGGTAATCCTAATACCGTTCTTCCATCATAAAGATTTTTTGTTTTAAACGGCCCATTCTGATTATTATAGTGAAAGAAAACTTGACCACATTCTTTGCCTTTGAAAGGCTCTCTCCAATGCTCTAAATCTACTCCTCTATAAAGTAACATGTCTCCAGGTTTTAAATGTACTTTAATTCCTTCCGCATCACTTGCCATAGTAATTCCTTTTTCCCCTCCATCAACTTCAGGTAAACCTATATTTTCTTTTGGGTTTATATAAATAGGCCAATCATCACCACCTAAATTCATTGTTGAAGATATCTCACAACTCTCTCTATCTTTGTGTCTATTTAAAACATGTCCTGTTTTGTATAGTCGTGTGTACGCATATGTTGGAACTAACTTTAATGAAGTTTTCTTTTCTATAAAAGGTAGAGTTTTTATTAGTAATGTTTCCATTAAATAATCTCCGTAGATAGAATACGCACCAGGAACTTGAGGGTCGTCAAAATCACCAAACCATTTTGTTTTTATATTATAATAATTTAATTTTCTTTCTGCGGTTTCTCTTATTTTTAAATAGTTAAAAGCAACTTCTGATATTTCTTTTGAAATTACATTTTTTATAACTTGATATCTATCTTTTTTAAAACTCATTTTGCAATATTAGGAAGTGCTTGTATGTTAAAATGAATAAATCTAAAAGGATCAATACCAAAATCGAAAGGGAACTCATGAGTTAGATAACCGGGAAAAAATACGAACGTACCAGGTTTAATTTTAAAATTAATTTTTTCAGATCCTATTGATACGTCGGTGCCTTCTTTTAAAGGGAGCTTAGTCATTTGTGCTCCAGGTCTTGGATCGTGAAAAATAGGAGAGGATGTTTTATCGCTACACTTTAAAAAATAAAATCCCGATACGTGTTGATTCCAATGTGTGTGGGGAGTGTGATGCCCTCCTTTAGAACCAAACTCTTGCACCCATAATTCAGTTAATGTTAAGTTGTATGCAGTCAAATCAAAACCTTGTGAGGTTAAAAAATTTTGAGCCGTTCCTACAACAACATCCATAAAACCTTCAAATCTTGGATCATTGTACAGTTTAGTAGAGTGATGAGATAAACCAAGATCCTTTAATGTAGCGTTAAAATTTTTATCTCTACCCTTAATAAATTTTTTATTTCTTTTTTTAGCTTCCTTAATATAAGAATCAGTAACTTTAATTAAGGGTTTTAAAAATTTTGGCTCATAAACATCCCAAACAGGGGATGGAAATAAAACTGAAGTATATAAATCGTTCATTATTTAAAATCTCCAAAATTAAAAGCTATTGATATTCTTTCTTTATTTGAATTATTGGGTGTTACTTCATGTTTTAACCAAGAAGGAAAGAGATACAACATACCTTCTTGTGGTATAAATTTCCACACTTGTGAGTTGTTCGAGTTATAGTTATTCACCCTTAATGGAAAAAACCTAAGTAAGGCATCATTAGTAAAGACTAAATCACCTGAATCTTTTGGTACTTTAATATAAAATACTCCCGATAATACTGACTCTGGATGATCGTGCACCGTATTTGAATTTCCTTTCCTATTTATATTTAACCACATAGCAGCCAGTTTAACTTTTTGACAATCTAAAAGTTTGCAATAATCATTTGCATACTCTTCTATAATTGCATTAAAATTATTGTCCTTACAAGTAACTTGAAACTGATCTCCACCTAAATTACTTAAATAGTTTTTATTAGTTTTAATCAAATTCTTTTCTAATCTTTTTAAGTCCAACTCCAATTGAGTATAGAATATAGTCTGTTTAAAAATATCTAAATAATTCATTATATAAAATTAAACCAGCCTGTAATAATTATTTTTTCTTTTTCATTATTTATAACACCCTTATGGGTGTGTGTCCACTGAGCCGGCCATATGGTTGTCTTACCTTTTACAGCCTCTGTTTTATATTTTTGATATAAAAAGTATGTGCCTGCGTCTTCTACTGTATTTAAATAAGTCATAAAAACAAGATGACGCTTAATACTTTGTTCACACCCTACGTTTTCAAAATGAAAAACCTTAAACCCACCACCCGGTTTATAGTGTTGAATTTTTATAGTTGGTGATATTTTAAATCTAACAACTTTATCAGCATGTTCGTATATCTTTAAATAGTTCTTTAAAACTTTATCTAGATGCTCGTCATACTCTTTGTATATATTATCTTTTCTAGTTAACACAATTTCACTAGAAGTTTTTCCTATACAATATTTATCAGGGTTATGTCTACTAGGGTTGTTTTTATAAAAGTTTACTAACTTATCACATATTTTTTTTGATATTAATTCGGAATATATAAATGTTTCCATACTACCTTATATTAATATTTATATTTGCCCTAATTTTAGTATCTGTTTGAGCTACACTGCAGTGCCTTCTAAGACCATTAAATAAACATAATTGATTTTCAAGTGACGGTACTTTTTCTCTGTTATCTTCAAAATAAGTAAAACCATTATTTGTGTTGAATGAATATAAAGCAACTGTATGAGGTTCTTCTGAGTCTCTATGTACTTCTGTATAAATAAATTTGTTTTTCTTTGTATAGAAATTTAATTTAGCACGTATTAAATAATTAAAACTTAACTTACCTAAAATAGGCATTAAGACACTACTAAAGTAACCACTTTGTTGATTATTATCAGAAAAAAATTTATGTGAAAACATAAAGTCTGAATCATCACTTAAAGAACCCGTTTGATCGCTATAGTAAAAAGGAAACTCATTAGAAAAAACAGTTTCTTTAATTTTTTTAAAAATTTCAGGTTCTAAAAAGTTAGGTATTAGCTGCATTATTTAAAACTAAACCCTTCTGCCCATGCTACTAAACTATATCTTTTCCCTTTTGTAACAGGTTCTATTTTATGCCACGTGCTAGAAGGAAAAACAACTACAGTGCCTTTCTTTTTTAGTTCAGGAATTTCTCTTACTTCGTTGGGGCTCAACATCAGTTTAAATTCACCGCCTTCATATTCTGAAGAGTCATTTAAAGAAATCGTAATAGATAATTTTCTTTGTCTATTTGTTGGGGTAGGGATAACATGACAATCTACGTGATAATCATAAAATTGATTTAAAAGATATTCTGTATATTGAACCTCTTCTGTTTTAAACCATTCAAAATTCCACCCTGCTTTTTGATTTGCTTTAGTTATAAAAGAATGAAGTTTGCGATGAATCCAATCTTCTGTCAAAAAACTAATATTCGATTTTCTTATAGTATCTTTAACCTCTAATTTTTCACCTACTGTTGCTTTTTTTAATTTTCTTTTTTTAGCTAATTTGTGAACTTTATTAATCCACTTGTCATCTACAGCATTTGTCCAAAACCAATATGGAGTCTTATAATACATTCTGTAGACCGGTGCCTATCTCTTGGGGTTCTGCATATGCGGTTGTGAATAATATAGCAGGTTTGTTTGAATTATTTTTACCTAAATGATAATTAATATCTGACTCAAAAATAATGTAATCATTATTTTTGAGTTTAAAAACTTCTTTTCTAGAAGGGTTTATTTCTAAAACAACATCAATAGTATCTTTAATAAATGCCCCATAAATAACCTGACAAGATGGTATATGTTTTAAATCTTTATATTGAAAATTATTTCTTGTTTGTGTTCTTTCATTAGGCATTAAATAATTACCCCATGATTCTGTTTGAATAACATGATACTGTTTTATGGCTGATAAATAATCAATAAAATAAGTGTTTAATGCAGTTTTTTCTTGCGCGTTCCCTACTAAATAATCTTCATATCTACTATCTGTAGGATTATTATTTCGTCTTTGATTAGTCCTAAAAACACTATCTAATACCAAATTAGTTATAATTTCTCTGGGAAATTTTTGTTTATTTGGAAAAGTAACCGTCCCTATATAAGCTTTGATTTTCTTTAAAATAATTTCTTTCATTTTTTCTTTCTAAAAAAATTTGTTATTCCGGAAGAGCCCCTCCATCTGCTGGGTCCATCCATATTTTATATGTAGAATTCCAAGTAAAAGTGTCATCTGGTTTTTTAGGTATAAAATCTCCGCTAGTAGGATCATAGTCTCCTCCAATTGCTATTCCCTTATCTACTTCTCTATTGTATATTTTCCATTTTGACTA